ATGGCGATGAATGAGCAAAAGGAGCTGTTTGCACGCGCCATCGTGGATGGCTTGTCAAATAAAGAGGCAGCGATAAAGGCTGGTTATAGTGAAAAAACAGCCAGTGCGACGGGGAGCCGGTTGCGTAAAGACCCTGACGTGATTGCACATATCGAACAATTAAGTGCGCCGGTGGCTGGTTCTGCGGTTGAACAGGGTGAAGAGCTAGAGAATGATGCGGTAAAAGTGGCGGATACGGTATCCGCATTACCGGTTAATTTATTTTACGGTGCAGAGGTTGTTAAAACGGGGTTAGAAGTAGCGATTGGTGACAGGAGTTACTCGTTACTTGATCCACGCGATTTGCTGACGCTGGCGGGTATGGGTGTTATTGAGTTAACGCAAGCGCAGATTAGGAGTTTGCAAACAGTATTGCCGTACAAATACGGCAAGGTTGGCGAGACGGGTAAGAAAGAGGCGCAGCAGGCGGCAGCGGAAGAGGTTTTACAGACGAATACGTTTGCGCCGTTGCGATCGCCTTCTATTAGGAGGTTGCAATGAGCGCGCTGGTACAAGCCACGGCTCCGGAATGGACCACAGCATGCGTTGACTGGCAGCAGCGGATTGTTGACAGGCAAAGTCTGATTGTGACGCCGCCGCTGTTTCAGGAATCGGCAGATGCCGCATTGCGCATTTTTCAGGCATTGAAATTATGTGATGTGCCGGGTGAACCGCGAATTGGTGACCCGGGTGTTTCCAAACAGTGGATATTTGATTTTGTGGCGGCGATTTTTGGGGCGTACAACCCTGATACTGGTGTAAGGCTGATCAATGAGTTCTTTTTGTTGATTAGTAAGAAAAATTCCAAATCGACCTACAGTGCGGGCATTATGCTAACGGCGTTGGTGCTTAATTGGCGCCGGGATGCTGAGTTTTACATTATTGCGCCGACTAAACATGTAGCCAATAACAGTTTTAATCCGGCGCGAGCGATGATTCATGCTGACCCGCAGTTGCGCCAGCTTTTTCAGGTGCAGGAGCATAACCGTACGATTACTCATCGCGGCACGAATGCAAAACTACAGATTATTGCAGCAGAATCGGACACAGTATCCGGGGTAAAAGGCACCGGCGTGCTAATTGAGGAAGTGTGGCTGTTCGGTAAGCGTGCTAATGCGGTGAATATGTTCACTGAAGTGACGGGTGGTATGGTGTCACGGGCGGATGGTTTCACTATTTACCTGTCTACTCATTCCGATGAGGCACCACGCGGGGTATTTGCGGATTTATTAAGCCGTGCCCGTGCGGTGCGTGATGGGAAAATTACTCAGAAATATTTCTTACCAGTGTTGTATGAATTTCCGCCGTCGATGCTGGAATCCAAAGCCTATATGAATCCGGCAAATTTCTACATCACTAACCCGAATCTGGGGGCGTCGGTCGGTGTTGATCAGCTTTTACAGCTCTATGATAAAGCCAAAACTGGCAAACCTGAGGAAGAACGTCAATTCTGGGCTAAACATCTGAATGTGCCGATTTCCATCGCGCTAGCCAATGATACATGGCTGGCAGCCAGTTTCTGGGAAAAAACCACAATCCCCCAAATGCACGGCTTGGATGAATTGCTGGACGCGTGCGAGGCGGTGACCATCGGTGTGGATGGTGGTGGGCTTGATGATTTGTTGGCTATTGCGGTGGTCGGTAGACGAAAAGGGGCACCACGTCAATGGCTGGTATGGGCTTATGCGTGGGCGTCGCCGATTGCGCTGGAGCGGCGCAAAAGTATTGCCTCTACGCTGGCGGATTTTGCTGCCTCAGGTGAGCTGACGATTGTGCCGAATGTCGGTGCCGATATTGAGGAAGTTGCGGATATGGTGAAATACATTTATGACCGCGGTTTATTAATTGAAATCGGACTGGACAGTGCCGGTGTTGGCCAGATTATTGATGCGATTCTGGCACGGGGTGTACCACAGGATTTATTAAAGGCAGTGACGCAGGGGTGGCGGTTAAAAAATGCGATTCAGACGGTAGAGCGCAAGCTGGCGGAGGGGACATTGCAGCATGGAGATAATGCCATGATGGCGTGGTCGATGTCTAATGCGCGTACTGAATTACGTTCTAACAGTTTACTGATTACTAAACAGGCAAGTGGCTGGGCGAAGATTGACCCAGTGATGGCGATGCTGGATGCGGTGCATATTCTGACCGAAAACCCGAACGCCGAACCGAGAAATGATAAATCAGTATATGAAACGCGCGGGGTTCGATATATCAGCTATGAGTAAGAAAGATAAGAAAGCGCGCAAGCATGTTTCGCGGAGCATTCGAGGCGAGGGTTTACGGGCGCAAGTATTTGACGGGGTAGATGATCCGGCATTTAAGGAGTTTATCCATAATAGTCTGAGTAGTGGCGGGGTGCGGATTGGGGAAAATAAAGCGCTGATGAATTCGGCACTCAACCGCTGTGTGAATGTGATTTCGGAATGCATCGCCTATCTGCCCATCAGGCTGCTGACAGACACGGATGAAAAGGAGGTGTTGAAAGATGACCCCCTGCACCGGCTAATCAAGAGAAAGCCGAATGACTGGCAGACAGCTTATGAGTTCAAGCGCCAGATGCAAGTGCATCTGCTGGAATATGGCAATGCCTATGCCCGGGTGATACGCAGTGGCAGGCGGGTGGTTTCTTTGGTGCCGATGCACCCGACACAAGTAGCGGTAGAGCAGCTGGACGACTGGTCGCTGCGTTATACCTATACCGGCACCAATGGCAAGCAGACGCAAATGGGTGCGGATGAGGTGTTTCATCTGCGTGATTATTCCGAAGACGGGATTAAAGGTATTTCGCGGGTAAAGCTGGCACGCGAAGCGCTGGGGATTGCTTTTAGTGCGGAGAAAGCCACCCGACGGACGTTTGCACACGGGGTGATGGCCAGCGGGGCCGTTGAGGTACCAAAAGCATTGACTGATGAGAGCTTTATCCGCCTGCAGGAATCCCTGAGTGCGGCTAATGGCGGTGTGGAAAACGCTGGCGGGGTGATTCTGCTGGAAGATGGTGCCAAGGCGGCCAAATGGTCGAGTACGGCGGTGGATGCGCAGTTGCTGGAAAACCGTGCGCACCAGATAGAGGAAGTCGCCCGTTTTTTCGGGGTGCCACGGCCACTATTGATGCTGGATGATACTTCTTGGGGCTCAGGCATTAATGAGCTGGGGATTTTCTTTATTAAATTTGGTTTAAACCCATGGCTGACGTTGTGGGAACAGGCACTGGAGCGGGTATTACTGTCTGATGACGATGGCAAAATATTTAAATTCAATATCGGGGCGTTACTGCATGGTTCTCTTAAGGATCAGGCGGAGTATTTCAGCAGGGCACTGGGTGCCGGCGGCACGCAGCCATGGATGACACAGAATGAAGTACGGCGTACCTGTGACTTACCCTGTAGCAAGGATAAGGATGCTGACAGTTTAAAGAATCCGATGACACTTAAGAAAATGGACAGAAAAAGGCAAACAGATGAGCTTGATTAAATTACCACAACTGAATGCAGAGACGATTCCGGAAAAGGTTTCGTATGAGTTAACGCCACAGGCCACCAAGAAGTGGTCGGCGGGTATTAAGGCGCAAGATGACGATAACGGTAATGTGATTAATATTTATGATGTTATCGGTGGCTATGAGGGTAATGGAAATTGTGAGTACGTTGCTAAAGCATTGAATCGAATTGGTAATAATGATGTGGTGGTGAATATCAACAGCCCGGGCGGCAGTTATTTTGAGGGGGTGGGTATTTATAACCAGCTAAGCATGCACCCGGGAAAAGTCACGGTGCAGGTGGTGGGTATGGCGGCCAGTGCGGCTTCTGTGATTGCGATGGCGGGAGATGAAATTCTGATTGGCTCCGGCGCGTTTCTGATGATTCACAATGCATGGTGTCTGGCTATGGGAAATCGGCACGACCTGCAAGGGGTAATTGATGGATTGAGTGTTTTTGATAAAGCCATGGCTGACCTTTATGTGCAACGCGGACATCTAGCATTGGATGAAGTTGTGGCCATGATGGACAAAGAAACATGGTTGGATTGTGCAACCGCCATGAAATGCGGTTTGGCTACCGGACGGCTTGAAGTGAAAAAGCAGGCGGTGGCGGATGATGAGGGTAAACAAGCCAGAGCTTTGGTTGATATGGCTTTGGCACAACAAGGTATGTCGCGCAAAGAACGGCGACAGGTGTTAAGTGCATTGAATAAAAACCATGGCATGCCACGCGCTGCTGAGGATTCTGCCAAGCCTTGCGCTGGTGGCGGTGATTTCTTAACAAGTGCAAGTAGTCTTTTGAATTTTTTAAATAAATAGGATTGATTATGATGAAGAAAAACGGCAAGCAGTATCCTTACCGTGGCGCGATTAAGGTTTTTGCCCAAGCGGGTGGGAGTAATCCGGCAGCGGTGATTGATGGTATTCGTTCAGGGTTGCAGGAATGGCAGAACAAGCAGAACGGTGAGGTAAATTCGCTGCGCGAGCAATTGAGTGC